TTCACTGTTGAAAGATTAATGCCAGTTCCATATACATTGCGTATAACAGTTGATTGCTGGACTACGAACTATCAACAAAAACTAGAATTAATTGAACAACTAGGTACATTGTTTAATCCATCATTAGAAATTCAATCTACTGATAACTTTATTGATTGGACCTCATTGAGTGTTGTATATCAAGATGGATTAACATTCAGTAGTCGTATAATACCTCAAGGAACAGGAAATCCCATTGATGTATTAAGTTGGAAATTCTATATGCCTATCTGGTTAAGCAACGCGGCAAAACTTAAGAAGATGGGCGTTATCGAAAAAGTTATTGCAAGTATCTTTAAAGGACAAGCGTTACAAGATATACAAGACGATGATTTATTATTGGGTACTCGTCAAAAGATTACACCATATGGGTATAAGTTATTATTAATTGGTAATAGGCTTCAACTACTACCAGCCGATGAAGCATTTTATCCAAGTAATGAAACATTAGAATACCCACCTCCACCGGATACAAGTTTATATTGGAGTAGCTTATTAAATGTGTATGGAACATTAAGACCGGGTATCAGTCAGATATGGTTACAGAATCCATATATGGGTACTGAGATTGTTGGTACTATTGTTCCTGATCCATTAGATGATAGATTTTTGATATATGATATTGATCCTGACACCCTGCCTCAAAACACGTTGGATCCCGTAGACAGCGTGATTAACCCATTAGTCACTGGACCAAACGCAGGATTGCCAGGACCAATTAACGGTCGTAGATATCTTATTGTAGAAGATGTGGGTAGTCCCGGTAATAGTACTATTGCTTGGGGAGCATTGATTGCAAATGCAAATGACATTGTTGAGTTTGATGCAACATCAGGTGAATGGTTTGTGTCATTCGACAGTCAATCTGCTACTACGGTAGAATACGTAACTAATCTTACTACCAATCTTCAATATAGATTTGATTATAATGACAATCTATGGATGAAATCATACGAAGGTTGGTATGCTCAAGGGGATTATTCTATCGTCATCTAATACTGTGATAAATCATAGTATGAATAATATTTCTGCAGGTGTCTTTTTCTATTCTGAAACAACAAAACGTTTCCTGTACCTGTTAAGAAATGATAATAAGAATCCAGGTAACTGGGGTATACCCGGAGGTAAAATAGAAGCAGATGAAACATTGCTTGAGGGTTTACAGCGAGAATGCATGGAAGAAATAAATCACTTCCCAGAACATGCTAAACTTGTACCTATTCAAAAGTTTGTTAATAATACATTCACTTATCATACATTCTTTTGTAAAGTATCAGAAGAATTTACACCTGTATTGAATGATGAACATTGTGGTTACGCTTGGGTAGGTAATAAACAATATCCCAAACCATTACATCCAGGATTGTTTAATACAGTCAACTTTGATGTTGTTCAGAAAAAACTAAACGCACTTACAAAAAAAGCGACCTAAGTCGCTTTTTTATTTTAGCAATTTTGCTATCGTATCAAATCCTAACGATCCTATTACAACACCTGCCCCCATCATCATCCAGCGCCATTTTTCAAGCGCAGAGATTTTGTCTGACATAGACTTATGAGCACCGGCACTAGCATCTTTCATTTCTTTGAGAAGCTGGTGCGTATCTTCGTTGTTCCTCGCAATACAAGCATTTACATCTTTGATATCAGCTTTGATTTCGCTGATATCATTTGTGATATTTTGTACCTGTACTTGAAGCACTGCGATGTCCGTTTCAGTCTTTGGCATTTTAATAGTTTTCGCTACCATCATGATTAAGCATTAGCAATCGTAACGATTGGGTTAGGCTGACCGTCGTATGTATTAGCGGCGTATGCTGTGTTGAATGTAGCGATAACATCAGGGTTAACTGTGTTCAATACCGCAGTGCCTGTTCCAGTACCAGTTGCTGTAGCAATGAATGAAACACCTGTCATATTAGATGCCGCACCACATACTGACCAATCTGTTGTACCAGTAGAGTAAATTGTATATACTGTACCTACACTTAATGAACCGGCTGCAACTTGTGCTGGGAACACTTCAGAATTGTAATCATTAACACTTGAAACATATGCTGTACCAGAGGCTGCATCAGTAGACAAGATGTTCATTGTGTTTGGTGTCAATGCTGTGTTAGCAACATTTGCCGTATAACATGGTGCGATTAAACCAGTTGTACCACCTTTAACTAGGTATTTTGTTTTACCTTTTTGACGAACGATGTAACCGGCTTCATCATCAGCATAGATAAAGGCTGCGCCTGTTGAAGCTACGGCTGCGTTTGCAACTAATTCAACAACATCTTGTTGTGCGTCTGGTGTACCAGTAGCATTAGACAAGTCAACTTCAGCACCGGCCAATGTTGTAGAAACAGTGAATGCGGCTGCGTTAGCAATTGCTTTAACAAAATAAACTTGACCAGCAACTAGACCACCCAAGTTAGCAGTAAATCTTACTGTACCATTAGCAAGCAATGTTTGAGCATTACCTGAAGTACCAATGATGTTACCTGTATTTTGTGTGTTAGCAACAGCAACTGTTGTCAAACCGGGTACTGTGTTTGCAAAACCCAGAGTTGTATAATCAGTAGTTGTACCATTAATGTTTGCACTTGCCACCTGAATAGCAGAACCTACACTTAGTGTGTTTGCCAAATCAGTACCAATACCAGTTACATAAGCGGTATCAGTGGCAGAGTACAATGTACCTGTACCATTAATACCAATAGCAACACGTGTTAAAACTTGACTACCAACGATTGATGTGTTACCACCAACTACGCCGTATGTGTTAGCGTTAGTTGCAGGGAAACCTGCACCACCTAGTGGGTTGTTGAAATATGCATCAACTACACCAACTGACATTAATACTGATTCACCTGTAGTGTCAGTCAATGTTGCCATTACACGTGGTTGAACACTTAAATCTGTAGCTGAAACACTGAATGTAGTGTTAGATAAAATTGTATCAACATAATATGTTGTATTAGCTGTTAGACCACCAACTGTACTAGCTACTACGAATGGCATACCTGAAGCTACACCAGTTATAGGAGCGGTTGTTAGATTTCCACCTGAGATTGTGACGATACTGCCTGTTTCTGCGGTATCAGTGATTGTTAAGACTGCTTGAGCCTTTGAGATTTTTAGAGGACGTCCCATTTGTTTTTCCTTTGATAAAATTAGCGGGTTCTAGCCGCTACGCAGTGGGTAACTGCATAAACCCTCAGAATGAGAGTGTATGATATATTTATCTTAGATATGGAAAAAGCGACCGTAGTCGCTTTTTTATTATAGTATCAGTTATAGCATGTAACCGTTTGCCATGTTAGCATGTGGCATACCAAGTTCAGTAATACTGAATTCAGATCCTGCTCCACCGCCGGTTGTGAGGAACGCTACTACATTGCCTTGACCGCAATAAACACTATTGTAACTATCATTAGCAGAATAAATCTCTGATTGTTGTGTAGCAATAGCATAAGGAACTCCTGCATTGTTGAAAGTGAATGCAACATTTGATAGTGCTACTCCTGCATTAGCAGTTAGTGTTAAACTAGTAGCGTTTGCAATACTTGATACAATTCCTACTGTTGTTCCAGTTGTATTGCCTATCCAACCACCTACTTCAAGTTGAGTGTCAAATGCAGTACCAACACCGGTGACTGTTGCACTGTTAGTTGCTGCCGTTGCTGTACCAGTGCCAGCTACTCTTGGATAACCTGTTACAGCGTGAATACCTACACCTGTAGTTGATATTCTAATCTTGTCCGTAGCAATATTAGCTGATTGTTGTGATACTGCATTGCCTGTATATACGTATGATGCCATTTTAAAAATTCCTTATTATGTATTTATCGTAACATTGTTCATTGTGATAGCCCCTGAAACTACAAAGTCGTATGATATATTGTAGGGCATGTAGGCAAATCTATTTGGTCCGCCGTGTAAACTGCGTGTGTTAGCATAATCGGTTGCAGACCCTGTAGTATACAACATATCAGCAGTACTATCTGCTATTATTAAATCACGAATTTGTGCAGGAGTATAATCGGGGTGAAGTTGTAATAACTGTGCGGCTATACCAGCGACATTAGGACTAGCCATAGACGTTCCGGAAATGCTCATAATTTTATAACTAGCATTGAATGGGTACTGAGTGGTTGCACCATAATCATTTGTATCACTTGTTGTACTTACAATGTTTGTGCCAGGTGCCCATATATCGACTCTTGGGCCTGACTCACTTGATCCAGATTTTTCCTCAGGAGTATCTGCTATAGTACTTACATTACCTACACAAATTACCCCGGGTGCTGAAGGAGGCGATCCACCTCGCATATAATAAGTACTAGATCCACTGGTGTTAGTATAGTAGTTATCATAATCCAGTCCCCCTGGCACATCAATAGTTTGATAATAATTACCAGCAGAACCGCATATTATTATTCCGGCTGCAATCATTTCTGCTATATCAACGTCAACTGAACCAACCCTGACACCAAATGTGTTTCCAAATGCGCCGCCACCAATCATACCATACGCGGCTATTTTAGTTGAAGTTGTATAAGTAGTGCCACGATATGTAACACTTGCAATACTACTAAATGAACTAACATAACTCCAACTCATGTTTACAACAGTGGGACGTTTAAATCCTGTTTCAGGATCAATTGGTTTATTATTATGCCAGCCCACGATGGTATCAAAGCAATCTGTTACTGATATTCCAGTAGTAGGTGCAACTGTAAGGCCAGATACTGACATTACATATATGCGAGAATTTTTTGATCTACCATAAGTTTTGCCGGTTGCAATTCCTGTACAATGTGTTCCATGCCCATCATAGTCTGTGTAAAATGTTGCAAAACTAGGCATAGTGCCTGACACTCCACTAGCAGTATACCAGTTGATTTGCTGAACCCTTGTCACCCCATAAGCATCAGTAAATTCAGGATGATCTATTTGACAACCTGAATCAGAAATAACAAAATCTACGCCAGTACCATCTAATGAATAGTTGTAGTCTAACGTACCGGATGAGCCGGGTGTATTATTAGTTGTAGAATTTAAACGAAAAAGACCCCAATTTATGCCAAGATTATTTGCTGGATTGATTCCGGCACTTTTATAATATAATCCTGTTTGTACTGCACTATGTTTAAGTTCAATATCAGTACGTTGTTCTGGTGGAATCTCTACACAATAAACTCTAGGATCATTGCGTAATTTTTCTGCTTCTTCATCAGTAAGTTCATACCAACATTGACGCAAACTTGTTGGTCTAGCATTAACTATATCAACGGATCTGATAGGAACATAGGTACTTACTGAACCATTTGTTTCTATCTCGTTCCAAAAAGCGTCATAATCAACACCTTCTTTTAATGCTACGTTATATGTCTTAAGCATATGTTGCGCCTACTGTATACCATTGTGATGTACTGGATGCAATATAATGTATTGTTGCTGTAGCTGGTTGTGAGAAACTAGTATCTGTTCCCAATGAGTTAATCGCATTACCAACAGCCGGATATACTGATAAACTGTTTGCACTAGTATTAGTGATGTAAATAGTCATACCTGCTATCGGTGATGGTAATATTACACCTGTACCTGAAGTAACTGTAGTTACAATGTTGATTGTATTTCCTAAGACAGTTGCATTACCTTGCACGGTGCCGGCAGCAGTAATACCAGTCTGCACTGAGTTGATAAGATATTTTGCAGTTACATTACCAGTCGTACTTATAGAGTTGCTACCAAATGAACTTAGTAACGTGACAACGTTTGAATCACCATATGAGCCAACATTGCCGCCGGACACTGTTGTCCAACTTAATACATTACTGCCATTTGTAGTTAATACTTGTCCATTACTACCACCGGTGATTGTAAGATTACCTACTGCACCTAAGTTAGCTGTACTTGTTGCTACAAAGTTATTAGCTGTTAGTGTAGAGGTTAACTCATTGAAGATCATACCTGGGTT